TACACTTTGATTTAAATATACAAAAGTCACAAGTACTAAGAAAAATTGAAATGCAACTAACAATATAAATCCTAATTGTTTTGTAACTATTCCATATGCTAGTGTTGATATTTGATTAAGTATATAAGTAAATATCATAACTAAAAATAAAGGTTTACTGCTTCCAAATACCGAAAGGGTCATAGACATTAAAAACAATGAATTAAAAAAGAAAAATATCATTGACCAGGTATTAAGATCAATATCTAAAAATGCCAATTTCACACCCTTCTACTAATTGAGCCTTTTGAACTAATTTTGATACTGGCTCTTTAGGCAAACTAAAAAATGCAAAATAATTTACATAAGACAAATTATCGGATATCCAAAAAGATGGTGCTTTTGAAAAAGTAATCTTATAACCTTTTTGTTTTAAAAAGTTTTCAGAAGAGTTGCAAAAGGCTGCAGTAAAACTGTTTATAACATGTGGTCCAGCAGACCAAACTTGAATCTCACTATCTTCTGTTTTTACTGAAAGAGCAACACCCATAGCCCTCATAAAAATTTCATAGTCATTAAATGACTTAGTACCTTCTACTACAATTATCATAACTTACCGAATTCTTTTATAACGCTGTGCATTTCATCAGCGTCCATGCCAAAGTTATTTAACTTTTTAATAGTACTTTTATTTATACTATCATTATCAAAATTAGCATGATACAGACTTCTATTATATACCCAGTAGGCACTATTGTCAACAATAGTTGTGTCTAAAAGTTCAAAATCTTCTGATTTGTTATTTTTTCTTACTGCATTTATATAAATAAAAAAAATTAATGTAGATACGAAAAGTAAAGCATAATATGCTGGATTTGAATACATAGTTTATTTTTCTGTAATTGAGTCTAGGATCTTTAAAAGGTTTTTCATTTCTGGCTCTGATAAAGAAAATACATCTACAACCTGTGCATTATCTGTATCAATCTCTCCAACGGCATCAATTGAAGCGGTATAAAAATTATTATCTTTAACCCAATAGGCTTTATTGTTAACCACTGCTACACTAATACTATTTTGATCTAACAATTTTTGCATTTGTGATTTTTTCTTTTTATTTTTCTGTTTTTGAAATACTAGATTCAAGTTTTTTAAGTCTTGTCTCTGTCTCAAATTTGTAGAGAAGAAATTCATGCTCAAGTTGGGAGCATTTTGAACGATAATACTGAAGCATAAATTGTAAAACTTCAGGATTTTTTTCACTATTCATCACTATCCCTTTCGATTATATCTATTCTACAGGTCGTAGTCTGTTTTGTCAATATATTTTTGTAAACTAAATGGAGAATCTATCCATACCCCATCAGATTTTTGTGATCTAATTCTCATAATTGCATTTCTTTTTGATGTAGCCCAAGCGTAACCAGAATCTCCACCCCAAAGAAGCCAGGCGATTTTTCCATTAGATGGTCTTTCTGAGTTATTAAAATCTTTACCTTTTTTATCTACTTCGTGACGAGAAAAGAAAGAATACATTCTCAATACTGTACTTGGACTTAACTTATTTCTATTCATAAGATCACGAGCACGAGCAACTCCAACTGCTGTACCACCACGACCAAACTTTCTTCTTAATTCTAAACCTCTACGAGCATTATTTGCCATTGATTCTGTTGGTCTTAAATCTAAATCTTCTAAAGATCTTTTAGACATTTCATCTTCCATGTCGATGTAACTTTCCATATCATCCATTTCGTTATTTGAATCATCGTTTCCTACCGTTACATATCCATCTGGAATTACTGCAAATCTACAGGCACCTTCTTCTTCGATTGGCATTTCTAATATTGCACACGCAATAGATGTTTTATGCAATGCACAGTTTCCACAGTTTACTCCTATGGAATTATTTTCATTATTTTCACCATCTACATAACCAACCCAAATTCCTTCTGCTTTATCTAAAGGACCTACTTCTTCTGCAAGTTTTAATAGCGAGTCTGCTAACATTCTTTCAGCATCTGAAAGTTTGTCGTATAGTGGTTTTCCTTCCCACTCTTGTTTAATTACATCTGGATACATTCTTTTTGAATTTGGCTCTGCTGCGTAAAGTGCTCTTTGTTGTTCTATTGCAGAAGGTCTACTATTATGACAGCCTTTTACGTCCCCATCTGGGCCAACAACGGCATACCCTTTACATCCACCATAGTTCATTCTAATATCATAAGGCATAGTAAAATTATATCACCTTTCTTGAGTGTCTTTTTCGTACTTATCTAAAAGGTTTTGTAAAAAGAACCTTTCTTCTTCTGGAAGTATAGATAAAATCGACTTAGTATAGTCTATATTTTTAGGCATAACCATTGGGGTACCGTCAGAATCAAAGGTCATTTCTATAAGTTCTTTACTCCATAGTTTAAAGGCTAGTTCATTAATCATTTTAAAATGTTCATCAAATAATTCTGGAAATAATTCTTGGCATTTAGGGGTTAGGTTATATATAAATTGATCTGATAAATCATCATACCCTTTAATTTCCAATGCCCCCATTTCTAATAGTTTTAATATTAGGTCACTTAACTGTTCTTCGTTTACAAAATCATCAGACAAGTTTATACCCTCCAGTCCAATCAACCGACTTAGATCTAACTTTATCTGGAAAAAAATCATCTGCATTATCAGAATCTGTTCCACCCCTAGACCAGGTGTGAATATCTATCTCTTTAATTCTATTTCTTTCTGTATTAGATATAGAGTTATATACTGATCCACACATTGCGTCTGCTAAGTCTTTAGACTTTTTCCTAGGATGATCTACACGATTACCTATAATTCTAAGTTCTAATAATTCTTCTAATAATATTTCTATGTGAGGGGCTATTAGTCTTTCTTCATAAAACAACATAGTTAAATCTTCATAATGTTTTTTTGCTACCGACAAAGTTTCAGTCTTTATTCCTACCTGTTTTAATTCTTGTTGAATGTCAAATGATTGCCAACGATCAAAGGTTACTAGTCCTAAGTTAAATCCTTGTCGTCTTAAATCTATAATCCAGTTTTTTACTTCGCTTAAGTCTACTGGTCCTTCACGATGCGGCTCCCACCAAGCAATTGCATCTACAACAACAAATGGAACAATCTGTTCGTAATCATTAAATGATTGAACATTTACCCATTTATCAACATGACTTATTGCTACAGCACACTTGTCATGTTTTTGTGCTAAGTCTGCGTGAACATAATAAACTGTATCTGGATTTGGTTTAAAGTTAATATCAAATCTTCTTACACCATCTAATGGATTTCTATTTGACAAAGCCTTTTCTATTTTTTCTCTTGACTTAAAAAAAGCATCTGATGAAACTGTTGGCATACAAGCAAAACGCATTAGTGCATCTCCAGGGTCTGTAAAGAATGCTAGTTTAAAATCTTCTATCTTTCTAGTTGGATTCATTTCCCATGTTGGCCTTCTTAGTGCGAAAATTCCAGGGTATTTATAAGATTCAATATGATCTTCATCCCACTCTATTGTAAATTTATTATTAGGATCATCTTCACTTAAGATAGGATTTATAACAAATTCATGTGTTCTTAAAACTGTTTCTTTATCTGCCACAACATCTTCATATCTTTGTGAAATAAAATCACCTTTAAATCTAGGAAATGATAAAAGAATAACTTTACCAAAGTCTGGAAAGCGTGAGTCTACAGAACCTCTAAATGCTTTGTATAGATTATCGGCAGTCTTTCCTTGATCGTTGCCTCCCGCTCCTTCCATTGCAAAGCCAGATATTTCATCAAGTACTGCAAGTATTAAGTTTAGACCTTCTGCTGATTCTCTTTCTGAATGTCCTGAATATACTGTAATTGATTTATTGAATTCAATGTTGTCTACCTTTGCTTCATACTTACCAGCAAACCAAGGAGATCCTTCAATTTTAGATTTAAAACCTTTAAAAAATACATTCTTTGCTTGTTGTGCGTTTACTGCAACGTTAATAAGATCTATTGCATCGTTCGATGGTTTCCCAAAATACCTCGATGGATCTTTGAGGCAAAGAAGTTTATAGACAATATAAGCACAGCCAATGGTAGAAGTATGATCTTTACCACTACCTTTTCCACACATAAGAATAACTTCTTGCTTAGTGTATTTTTTGTAATGTTCATTTCCATTATCCTTTCCTAACCATCTTTCAACATCTTCTTGTTTATAAATTTGACTCATACACTCTACAAGGGTGTACTGATACTCTGATAATTCTGGCTGATTTAAATAATCTTTTCCAGTAACAAATGTTTTAACATCTACTGGCATTTCAAGAAATGGACTTTCATCTAATGCTTCAATGAATTCACTAAAATCAATTGTCAATTACAATCACCTCTGTTTTTATTTCAGAAAGTCTCTTCATAATTTCTTCTCTAATCTCAGGATGACTAGAAGCAATATCTTTTAATATCTTAATTAGTATGTCTTGTTTTCTTTCCATTTCAATAATTTGATCTGCTATTTCCTTATTATCTAATAGCCCTGCTTTTTGTAACATTTCAAGTCTTTTGTTTTCTATATCTGCTATTAATTTGATAGCGGTTGTTTTTGCTGTTAGATTAGCAGTTGAATCTGCAGCATCAATAACTTCATAAGTTTTTTTAATTAAAGATGAATAATGTTGATCAGCACCAGCCAGGGCTTCTTTTGCCCTTGCATTTATGGCTTGGTTATTTGAAACCATGGAA